CCGCGCTCCGGGCCTACGAAGCCCACGTCAACAACATCGTCACGATCGAGGTGTAGTGATGAACTGGACCACACTCGACCGGATACTGGCGTGGTTAGCCTGGGTTCCGGCGGCTCCCGCCCCGACCCCGCGCCCGCGGCGGCTGCGGATGACGTGCCCGGTGTGCAGCAAAGACCTCTCGGTCATCCGGAGCACGGGCCGCGTGTGGCGGCATCGGTGCGAGCCTGTGCCTGAGTACCGTGATGCCGTGATTGACCCGAGGGACTAGCCATGATGTCTGACGCCCACATCATCATCGGCGCGGCGTGGTGCCTCGTCGGCTATCTGTGCGGGGCGGGCGCGATGGTGTGCCTGTTCTGGCGGCGCATCACGCGCCCGGGCGACGCCACGGTGCGGTTGCTGCGGATGCAGATCGACGACGACACGGCGCGGCTGCTCCGGCAGCAGGCCATCATCGACGAGCTAACGGCCGAAGTGGGCCAGCTCTACCAGAAACTCGACCGCATGGCGCGGCGGTTTGCTGAGGTCAGCGCGGAGACGGCTGCGAACCTGTACGGGCGGGTGGTATGAGCTATACCGACTTTCTCGCCAGCCGCACACAACTCCGCAACGAGCACGGGTTTAAGCCGTTGTGGATGCCTGACTTCCTGTTTGACTTTCAGCGGGCGCTCGTGGAGTGGTCCGTCCTGAAGGGCCGCGCGGCGCTCTTTGCGGACTGCGGGCTCGGCAAGACACCGATGCAGCTGGTGTGGGCTGAGAACGTCGTGCGCCACACCAACCGGCCCGTCCTCATCGTGACCCCGCTGGCCGTGAGCTATCAGGTGTTGCGGGAAGCGGAGAAGTTTGGCATCGACTGTGCGCGGGTGTCAGACGGGCATATCCCATCGACGGCGCGGGTTGTGGTGACGAACTACGAACGGTTGCACCTGTTCAACGCGGCCGACGTGTCCGGGGTGGTCTGCGACGAATCCAGCATCCTGAAGAACTTCGACGGCACGCGGCGCGCCACGGTGACGGAGTTCCTGCGGACCCTGCAATATCGGTTGCTCTGCACGGCCACGGCCGCGCCAAACGACTACATTGAACTGGGCACCAGCAGTGAAGCGCTCGGGGTGCTCGGGCACATGGACATGCTGACCATGTTCTTCAAGCGTATAGGAGACACGCTCGTCGGGGGGCTCAACAGACGACAACAGGCCGCTCAGGGAGAACAGAAGGAATGGCGCTTCAAGCGGCACGCGGAGCAACCGTTCTGGAAATGGGTGTGTTCGTGGGCGCGGGCTGTGCGGCGCCCGTCTGACCTCGGATTTGACGATGGTCAATTCGTGCTTCCGCCGTTGCATGAAGTGGAACACGAAGTGAGCGCGGCTGCCCTACGCGACGGGTGGTTGTTCGAGATGCCGGCCATTGGCTTCCGCGAAGAACGCGCCGAACGCCGACGCACCATCACCGAACGTTGCGAGAAGGTCGCCTCGCTGGTGCAGCACGAGGGGCAGGCGTTGGTGTGGTGTCACCTGAACGACGAAGGCGACCGGCTGACAGAGATGATACCTGGGGCACTCCAGGTCTCCGGGTCTGACAGCGACGACGTGAAGGAAGAACGACTGGTCGCGTTTGCGAAAGGCGACCTCCGCGTGCTGGTCACGAAGCCAAAGATCGGCGCGTGGGGGCTGAACCTCCAACGGTGCGCACACGTCACGTTCTTTCCGACCCACAGTTATGAACAGTATTACCAAGGCGTGCGGCGCTGTTGGCGGTTTGGGCAGACCCGGCCTGTCACGGTGGACATCGTATCCTCTGAGGGCGAATCGCACGTCATGACCAATTTGCAGCGCAAGGCGCGCGCGGCCGACCGGATGTTTACCGCGTTGGTCGAGCACATGAACGACGCACTGACGTTGCCCACAAGCCATTCTGCTATTCCTGAACAGGTGCCATCATGGCTGTTGCCGACCAGTTACTGACCGACCGTTATGCGCTCTACCTGGGTGATTCCTGCGAGGTGTTGCCGACGCTCCCGGCCGGGTCGGTGCATCTGTCGGTCTACTCCCCGCCGTTTGGCGGGCTCTACCATTACTCGTCCTCCGAGCATGACTTGTCGAACAGCCGGGACTATAACGAGTTCTTTGAGCACTACGAATACATCGTGCGGGAACTCGCGCGCGTGACCATGCCGGGGCGCATGACCGGCGTGCATTGCATGGACGTGCCGAGCGGGAACAGTGGCCGGGACCATCTACGCGATTTTCCCGGAGACATCATCCGACTGCACGAAAAGGTCGGCTTTCACTACGTGGCCCGCTACTGCGTCTGGAAAGAACCGCTCGGCGTGCGCAATCGCACGATGGTCAAGTCGCTGGCACACAAGATGATTGTCGATGACTCCAGCCGGTGCTCGGTGGCATCGGCCGACTACCTCTTGATGTTCCGGCGACACGGGGAGAACCCGGTGCCGATCCAGCATCCGACTGGGCTCATGAATTATGCCGGCGAGCGGAAGATCCCGACCGACGTGTTGCATTTTAGAGGACACACCGGAGACCAAATCGAGAACCGCTACTCGCATTGGATTTGGCGCCAGTATGCGTCGGCCTTCTGGGATGACGTGCGGATTGACCGCGTGTTGCCCTACAAGGCCGCGAAAGACGTGGAAGACGAGAAGCATATTCACCCGTTGCAGTTGGACGTCATCGACCGCTGCGTGGTGCTCTGGTCGAATCCTGACGAGACGGTGCTGACCCCGTTCATGGGCGTGGGGTCTGAGGTCTACGGCGCAGTCGTGGCGGGCCGGCGCGGTGTTGGCATCGAACTGAAGCCGACCTACTACCGCCAGGCCGTGAAGAACATCGAAGCGGCTGAGACAGAATGGCATCATCACTCCGGTCAAGAAGGGCTCGCGTTCGGGCCGGTCGAGACGAAGGCCACCCCATGACCCAGCTCTCCCTCCTGGACGCGCCCCAGACCGTCTACCAAGCCCACCGGGCCGAGGTGCAGATCGAGTTGGCCCAGGAACAGCAGCGCACCGACTCCGCCATGTGGCGCATCCTCGCACGGCTGCAGCAGGGACCGGCCACCGGGCCGGAACTGAACGCGATCTGCTACCGCTACACCGGCAGGATGAGCGACTTGCGCTTGCACCACGGCTACCAGATCACCAAAGAGCACCTCGGCGGCGCCCTCTGGCGCTACACCCTGATCGGAGGCCCGCGATGACTGACCTCTCCCTCCCCGCGCTGCGCGAGGCGGTGACGACGATGGGCACCTGTCGTTGCTACGGGGTCGAGGGCTGCGATGCCTGTGCCGACAATATGTACGCGATTCTCAACGCCCTCCCCGCCCTGCTGGACGAGGTGGAGGCGCTGACGGGGCGGACGTGCCGACGCTGCGACAAGTGGGACGAGTGCGGCGAGGATGGGCAGGGGGAATGCCAATTCTTCGGAGTGCATACCCGCGAAGACTTCACCTGCGGTGCGTGGGCCGCGAAGGAGGGGGCATGACTGAGCAGGACTGGGCTGAGCGTGAGCGTGATCTTGCTCACGAAGCCGAGCATGAGGAAGCTGTCGCCATGACTAATCTCCCCGCGCTGCGCGAGGCGGTGGCGGCGATGGGCACCTGTCGTTGCTACGGGGTCGAGGGCTGCGATGCCTGTGCCGACAATATGTACGCGATTCTCAACGCCCTCCCCGCCCTGCTGGACGAGCTGGAGACGTTGCGCCAGCGCGTGAACGAGGACAACGAGGTCTGTCTGTGCGGGTGCCCTCCCGACGCGCATGAATGCTACGAGGAAGGCGGCGAGTCGTGTGAAAACGAAACGCACACCTGCCTTCGCGTCTGCCGCAGCGTGGCAGCGGAGTTTGAGGCGTCCCAGAAGGCGCTCTCGGCCGAGCGCATCGAGATCGCCCATCTGCGCGAGGCGTTCGTCACGATGGAGCGGGCCGCGAACCAGCACGAGACGGACCTCGCGGCGGCGCGGGCGGTGCTAGACGGAGCCTACCGTCTCCCGCGTGGCACCAGCCCTGACAACTCCATCCACCTGTGCGTCAACGGAGCCGCATGGCTGGCGTGGCAGGCGCGGGAAACTGACCATATGGCGGAGGTCGGCAAATTGGTTATACCTGCGATGGAAAGAGAGGACGCATGAAACCGCTCGCCTGCTACCTCGGGCAGCACGACGACCTTCCGGTCTACAAACCGGGCCATCTTTACATGCGATGCCAAAGGTGCGGCCGGGAGACCCCAGGCCTTCGCGGCCCGATCTCGCCAGTTCAGCCGGCCGTGGTGAAGGTGCGGAAACTGCGCCCGCCCAGGCCGGCGGCGCTACGGGTGGTGAAGCCCCGAGGCGTGAGGAGGATGGCGTAAATAGATGTTGACAGTCTACCCAGAC